CAAATTTCGCGGAGTACTTTGTCTCCCAGGCTAAAGACTCATGGGCGATGTTCAAGCACCCGTGGCGTGACTGCCTGTTTGCGGAGATCGCAGAAGCCCACGAAATGAAGAAGTACGCAGACCAGCCCATGCTAGAGCAGGGTCAGGCTTACCTAGACGACGGTATGCCGTTAAATGCCGGTCTGTATTCATGCGGCATGATTTGTCGCAACACCAAGAGCCTAGAGGTCATGGCCTTGGGCGAGATGTGGTGGCGAGAGATCCTGAAGTGGGGGATCAAGGATCAAGTGTCCCTTCCCTATGTGTTGCATAAAAACAACAGTACGGTAAATATCTGTGACAGAGAAATGTTAGACTCTGACCTGTTTACAATCCATGCGGCTCACCGGATCGAGGAGTACAAGAAGTGCAAGCCATAGCCATCTGCACGACTAACGCAAAGTGTCTGCCAGTTATGCTGGCTTCTATTACATTCTACGTTCCGACCGACGTAACGGTCTTTATAGCGGGTTCTGACATGGTTCTACCGCGTCACCGCACCATCAACCTACCCAACCCTCACAAGAACTTTGGAGACGCTTACAACGCCGTTATGCACCGAGCGTTTGAGGAGTTTGACGAGGTGGTGATCGCTAACGACGATATTGTGCTGACACCGTACACCTGGCCTACGCTTGCCAAAGAAGTTTCACAGTTGAAACGGCAAATCAGAGACCTCGGTTATGTCGCATCCCGCAGCGATTACGCTAGAGGATACCAGAACGTGCGGCTTGGTGAGGGGCCGATGTCCTTCTTCCGCTACGAGTCTGAGAACAAGATTATAGAAGTGGATGTGATCGCGCCTATATTTGCGTATATACACAAAGACGACTTTATCGACTTCCCGCCCATCAACTGGTTTAGTGACGATATACAGTGCTTAGACCAAAAACAAACAGGCCAGCGCCACTTCATCTCTACGGCATACGTCCACCACGTTGGCTCCCAGACGTGTGGATCAGATGGCCTAAAGTGCATCCGTGACGCACAGCCGTGGATAGAGAAAAACCGCCCTGAACTTGCAGAACTATGGTTCAAGAAGAAAGACTGAAGAACTGGGCGTTCTATTGCATATATGGGCATCTCGGCCCAGAGGTTCGCACCCGCTGTGCAAGCGCAGAGGGCAACTACGAATCCGAGGATGTGTTCGAAGGGGAAGAACCACGATACGAGCCGGACATGATCGACGGGCAGATCATCGAAGACGCTATTAGGGTTTTACCTGAGATAAGTCGGCGTGTTTTGAAGGCTAGGTATGTAAGTTTTCCGTATAATCTTACACACACCGTCGCCCAACGCTTGAGGATGTCGGTGGACAAGTTTGAATCAGAATTATCAACGGCCAAGAGGAGGCTAGATGAGCAACTCAGCAGAACAAGGGACGACCGCGTGGCTTGAAGAACGCCTGGGTCATGTAACCGGCAGTCGTGTATCTGACGCGCTGGCAAAGAAGGGAACAGCCACCAGGGAGAACTATCTCTGGCAACTGGTAGCAGAACGGCTTACAGGACAGATTCAGGAGTCCTTCTCGCCTAACGCGGCAATGATCCGTGGCACAGAGCAAGAACCTATCGCCAGAGCCGCCTACGAAGCCCATAGTGGGCATTTTGTTGACCAGATTGGGTTTGTTAAGCACCCGACCCTAGAATGGTTTGGCGCGTCTCCTGACGGGCTTGTGGGGGATGACGGTCTGGTAGAGATCAAGAACCCTAATTCCGCAACGCACCTGGCTTACAGGAAGGCCGGCCAAGCGCCGGCTAAGTACCGCTATCAGATGATGGCGCAGATCGCCTGTACTGGTCGGAAGTGGTGCGACTTCGTGAGTTTCGACTCCAGACTGCCTGAGAGCAAGCAACTGTTCATAGTGCGGTTTGAGCCAGATCAGAAGGACATGGACGCAATGCTAGAGCAGGTTCAGGAGTTTTTATCGGAAGTGAAGAAGGAGTGCGAGTGATGGACGACCTGCTATACAAAATGGCTTTAGCAGGTGCTGTGGTGTTGGTGTGGGGCTGTGTAATCTTGGTGTTAAGACTACTTTTCTGAGGAGGAAATATGGTTGAGGCAGGACAGTTTTTCTTTTATCTGATCGGTGTCGTCATATTCGCTGGATGGGTGTCATGGCGGCATGGCTGATCGCAATTATTGGAGTTGTCTATGCGGTGGTGGCCGCTGATCTTTTACGGGTTGGTAATACTGGCCTCGGCATTGCTTTTATTGGTTATAGCATCGGCAATGTCGGGCTTTATTTAGCAGCGAGGGGATGATGAGTCAAACAGAATGGGTATTGAAGGAAGGGTCGCGGAGATGGATCACGCCGCTAGATGCTTACCTTGGATGCGGATGCTTGCGGTTAGCCGCCAGAATCCGTGACCTAAAAGACAGCGGGTATACCGTTGACAGAAAGATGGTCGAATCTAATGGCAAGCATTTTGCCGCGTACAAAGTAAGGAGCAAAAATGGACTACGACAACACTAACTCTGGCGTTCTGTTTAAGAACGAGACCGACAACGAGAAAGCCCCAACGTACAAGGGCAAGATCAACGTGGACGGCAAGGAGTACGAACTGGCCGCATGGCTGCGAGAAGCAAAGTCAGGCAAGGGTAAGTTTCTGAGCCTGAAGGTGCAGGAGCCTCGCGCTAAAGGTGAGAAGAAGCCGGTGACGTTCGATGACATCGACTCTGACGTACCCTTCTAAAGACGAACTTAGAAGTCTGTTCTACTACCGGAGAGGCCACCTGTACTGGCGGTCTCGTCCGGCCTCCGCGTTCCGTTCCTATACCGCTTATGTCATGTGGAATAAGCGCTACGCAGAGAAGCAAGCAGGGTATCGCAACCCTCGCGGATATATCAAAATTGCTATACACAAGAAGTACTACATGGCGCACCGCCTGATCTGGCTCTACCATCGAGGATGGCTCCCAGAGGCACTAGATCACAAGAACGGAAATCCGTCAGATAATCGGCTAGGAAACCTTAGAGCCGCAACACAGATGGAGAACAAGTGGAACTCCAGACGTAGAAGACAAACGTCTACAAACGTCAAGGGGCTGTTCCTAAGAGACGGCAAGTACTACGAGGCGCACGTCTGCACAAACTATAAACGGTACTATCTTGGAAGATTTATTCGGAAGTCTGACGCAATCAAACGACTCAAAGAAGTCAGAGAAGCCCTCCACAAGGAGTTCGCTAGTCACACATAGATCCCGTGAGGAGTTGATCGCAATGGTGATGTCAGAGCATGAAGCGAAGATAGAGGGTCTAGCACGTCATGTGCTGAAGAAGAAAACTCTGGCAGAGCGCAGGAAGTGGCTCTATGAGTTTGAGGAGAAACATGGCCCAGAGATCACGGATGAACTCAAGGCCAAGATACTAGAATTAAGTCGGCAGAAAAAGAGCAACCTCGGCCTTACGTCTACGGACTAGACCTGGCAGGACTTTCCCGCCGCCCATCGTGTAGCGCATAAAGCCTTCAGCGATTAACTCTGGTGATTCGTTCCGCAGAATCCGTTGGCGTAGCGTAGACCTCTGAAAGCCACCTACCCCAATGTTATAGGATAGAGCGACACAAGCGTCAAAGAGACCTTGATTGCCAACAAGATTGGGAGCAAGTCGAAGAACACCACGTTCAAAACTGATGAGCAGAGCCTTGAAGCGCGTCTCCAGTTCCTCGCGTGACCAAACTCGATTATCTGCATCTTTTAACTGGTACTCCTTCCGAATCAAACCAGTATAACCATCCTTGCGAACCATCGGAAGACGGATCTGATCCTGATACAGGACTTCCCCCCATCCGACAGTCCACAGGGCTGCGGGACACAGGTACGGCTTATTCCTGTATCCCTCAAACTCGTGCATTAGGTGGATGCCTTTGTCCGAAGTTCTCACTTCTTGCTCCAGCCTCGGCTTCCGAACCAAAATCCAATAATACCGCCAAGCATAGCCATTTCGTCTGTACTAAACACTATTTCGGTAGCGCGGATAAACTCGTCCACCGTCAGGGTTCCTAGACCTTCCTTGAACAACAAGAACCAAGCCAGTCCAGCGTTAATCATAACCAGTTCCAGCACGAAGATATAGGTCACGGTAGGACGGACGGTTGCCACATAGTTTACCGCCCAGGTACTAGCCTTTTCCATGACCTTGGCATCATGCGCCAGAGCCGCTTCGGTCATCTTTGCCTCGGACTCCATCGCCACCTGGTCGGTGCGGATTTCCTCGATCTTTGCCTGGGCTGCAAAGCCTTGCGCTGCTAACTGCATCTGCATCTCGTTTTGGAGCCTAGCAAGGGCTATCTCGTGGGACTGGTCAGACTTGTTCTGGAAGAACTCCAGAAGTTTGGGAAGACCGGATACTAGAAGACCGCCAAGTGTAGATATTAAAGAAAGCATTACCAAACCCCTGTCATTTTAAAGAAAGCATAAATAACCAACGACAACGCAAGCAAGGTTCCCCATTCTCTGCGGGCTTCCATGCGCTTGCGGTAGAACTCGTCGTTTAACTCTAGATGGTCTTTTCGTAGCCGAGAGATTAAGGACTTCACTTCGGATACAGCAGAGCGACCAAACTCTGCTTCGATGTCGCGATACATCTGCGCTTCCGCATCGCGTATTTGTCTGATGATTCGGTATTCTTTTACCGCGTCTATGAAGACCATATCTCCACGACGGGCAATCTCTTGCTGACGCTTCTTCCAGGCTACCCTTGCTCTTGCTTCTTCGTCCAGGAAAGCGTTTACTTCTACTGCTGTTTCTTTTATTTCTCGACCTACTTTTACTGCTTCTTTTATACCACCTAGTGCTGCTCTTGCTCCCTGAACTGCATCGGTCATTCCTAGATCACTTTCTCTCCCCTAAAGAAAGCCTCACCATCAATTACTTCACATAACTCTGGCGGCAGTAGTTTGCCGTCTCTAATCGTCAGCACCGCAAAGCCGGAACACCAGTTCACCGGATTGCCCTCTGTGTACACGAATTGATCGCCATACGGTTCCGCAAGGGTTCCGGTATCTACTCCGTACCGTCGCCCGTTATAGTCAGACCACGGCGTTACCTTTAACTGGTGCAGGTGGCCGGTGACAATATTCTTGCCGGACTTCATAGCATTGTTCATCGTCGCATGAACGCCGCCATGCCATCTATGTTTAATGACTGTGTGGTCATTTACATCTATTCGCCAGCCGGTATGCCAACCAGGAAAGTAGTCGAACAAACTCATCATTCCGACAAGTTCCGGAGCGACTGCCGCGATCTTGGCAAAGAGCCGCGTATCGTGGTTGCCGAACGTCCAAAGTTTGACTGCGTTCTTGGATGCCTTCCCAATCTCGTCTAAACGGTCTTGACAGGCTTCTATCTCTTGCTTGGGGGTAGGGTTCACCTGACCCATCAGAGGCGGGTGGCGGCTCACAGAAGCCCCGTCAAACACATCCCCGTTTAGGACGATGGTCTTTGGCTTAAAGGCGGTGATTAGTTCTACGAACGCCCTATGCGCCGTAGTAACTTCCCCAGGCCAATAGTGGCAGTCAGAGGCAACAAAAATATGCCCGTTAGTGACGTTGTGCGTAATTACTCGGCGATTCTCTGGGACTACGGTTTCAAATACGGTTTTCTGTCTTGCGCTAAATGACGGAAGGCTTATACCCTTTGCTTCGATCATTCTCCGTCTTGCGTAAACCCTGGTGACCTCTATGTTAAATTCTTGCGCCACCTTTGTTGGACTACCTAACCTTTTAAACGCCTCTATCAGTTGTTCATCGGTTACTTTTAGTTTTCCCACCCCTGCCTCCCAGTCGCATAAGGTCAATCGGCCCATGTGAACTGGTGTCGTACATACACGCGATCTCCACCGCCTCCTGTACAGACTTGCCGCAGTGCATCGCAGCAATGGCAAAGTTAGCCCCAGTCCCAATAGCCCAAAAGTCGTTCTTAATACGCGCAGGAATGATAGTCCCTTCATAAATCCAGAGGCCGTCATTTCTGAGTTCAAGAACACACACATCCATGTCGGAGTCTAGATCCCCTCCAGACTCCAACACTTGTAGCATTTTCAAACATTTATCCCAGTCTCCGCAAGCCCCATATATAGAGTTCTTACCCCTACGGAGTTTCTCGACTAGGTAGAAGGAATCATCGCCGCTTACCATCGAGTCTGCGGCTATTTCTCCCGTAGATACTCTCGCGGCGATTGTGGTCATTTGCGTTTAAGCCAGCCTTTTACTGTCTCGGTCTCGTAGATCCGAAACCCAGTCCAGATGATTGTGAAAAGGGCTGCGATTGCGGGTAGAACTTCAGCCAGAGTACCAATGACGGTCATAATGGAAAGACCGTCTGCAATGTGCTTAATTTCTTCCGTGTGCTGTGCCATTTATGCCTCCACTGCAACCCAAGAGACAGTAGCCTCATCCCATGTATATCGCTTAGGTGGCTCACCAGTACCGGCATCTGCTGGCATATCTACTGGCGATTTCCATTGGCAGGTATCTTCTACCAGAACCCATGAGTTAAACGGTTTTGGCGGTATGAACGCATCGCGTACTGGGTCGTATGTATAGCCAATCCCTGCGTAGTTCTTACGCTTGTTGCCGTTATACGATGTCTGCTTCCAGTTTCCACCAAACAGTCGCTCGCAAAAAGCAGCGCCAATATGTTCTTTCTCAACACCATTAGCATCTGCGGTGTCTTTGTTGCCAACTACGATGACTCGTAGCACAACATTGTTAGAGTCTAACTCAGCGAAATGCGCCATCTATATCTCCTAAACTAAGTCCTGTTAATTCAGTTTCGTCACCAAGATTACCTACTGGGAACGTGTTAAATGCCAAACTAATTCGTGTCTTATCAGACTCTACTGTTTGAACCATGTGCGTAAGGCTAGACGGAAACAGCACTAATCCACCTGTTCCAACTTCAAACCACCAAGATTCTGAGTTCCACAGATTCCATTCAGACGGCGGTATTTTGATCTGCTGATACTTGTCTTGGTAAAAGTAAATCTTGTCTTTTTCTTTGTCGGCCTGAACATAAAACACACCAGAGACAAACGAATTTGGGTGTGCGTGTTTGTGGTGATACTGGCCGTTTTCTGTGTAGTTAGCCCAAGACTGAGTGATCTTTAACTCAACTTTAGTCTTTGGTCTGTATACCTCAACAAAGTACTCAGAGATCTTTGAGTCTATAAATGACTTTAGATCGCTTAATTCATCAGACTTGAGAATCGTATTACTAACGCTAGTAACATTTCCCATGTTAGATCGCGTTTCTTGGTTTTTTAGAAACGACAACTCTTTATCGGTTAGATCACGGTCTAACTCGTATCTGCCTATCGGTATTGGGAATAGGTTATGTATCACCCTTCCACCGCCTTGCGGATAACTTCAGCGTTCTTGGTTATTTCTTCGATCTGCTCTGGTAGCCAAATAGTCTTGATGGATTCTTCAAATGCCTTCACCTTTTCCATCGTTTCTTCTACTTCCTGAACAGATGGTTTTGGCCTTGGGTCATCCCAACGAGTAAAGCCAACACCACCTGTCCATTCCCATTTAGCACCAGGACGAAGTAACTGCATTGCTGTATCTATACCGTGAAACCGATAAATCTTTGTTTCCAATTATTGCTCCTCATTACCACTTAATAATTACGATGCCAGAGCCGCCAGAGCCAGCCGTTGTAAGAGTTGGGTCTGCTTGACCACCACCTCCGCCGCCGCCTCCGGTGTTTGCAGTTCCGGAACTTCCGTTTGCACTATCTCCACCCCCAGCACCTCCACCACCGCTTCCAGCAGCACCAGCGGTATCACCACCACCACCCCCACCACCAGCGTAAGTTACAGAAGATCCAGATATAGAGGAAGCAGTTCCGGCGCCGCCTGCGCCTCCGGTTTGAGATGGGCCAACAGCATTACCGCCTGTTCCAGTAGAGCCACCGCCACCACCGGCACATTGGTTTTCTCCTGCACCGCCATTATTTCCTTGACTTGGAGAAGTAGATGGCGTATTGCCAGACCCGCCTGTGCCGCCTACGCTTGCACCACCACCACCAGAACCGCCGCTTCCGCCCTGTGTGGCTGGGCTTCCTTTAGCCCCATAACCGCCACCAGCAGAGGTGATGGTAGAAAATACAGAATTACTTCCTGGGGCTCCATTATTGTTGTTTGATGCGCCACCGGCACCACCTGCACCCACAGTTACTGTATACGTTGTACCAGCCGTCACCGCCAAACCTGTTCCGGTTCTATAACCGCCAGCGCCACCACCGCCACCTGACCGGACTCCTATTGCGGCTGGACCAGTGCCACCACCGCCACCACCGGCTACGACCAAATACTCAACAGAACTCACTCCCGTAGGAGCAGTCCATGAACCAGAAGTAGTAAACGTGGCTACGTTTGTAGAGCCAGGAACGGTGTATTTGATGATTACGATACCGGAAGATCCGCTTCCACCAGTTGTATTTGTTCCGCTATTAGCACCAGCGCCACCTCCGCCGCTTCCTCGATTTGCAGGAGATGCGTTAGTACCATTAGTGTTTTGACTACCACCAGTTCCACCAATGCTTGAACCACTAGCACCACCTGTTATTGAACCGCCACCCCCACCTCCAGCGTATGTCACCGACGATCCAGACAAAGAGGATGCAGTCCCATCTCCACCAGCACCGCCGACTTCTGGGGAATTAACTCCTGCCCCACCAACGCTACCAGCGCCACCGCCTCCACCACTAGAATTTGAACTTGATCCAGAGGCACCGCCATTGTTTCCTTGTGATGGTGATGTTGATGGTGTATTTCCAGCGCCGCCAGCCTTATTGCCAGACCCACCGCCACCACCAGACCCACCACTACTTCCAACAGCAAAATTTAAGCCGCCGCCACCACCGCCAGTAGAGGTAATGCTTGAAAATACGGAATTTGATCCATTAGTTCCCTGTGTTTCATTTGCAGAACCGCCAGCGCCGCCGCCACCAACAGTAACTGTGTATGTGGTTCCAGCGGTAACAGAAAGACCTGTACCTGTTCGGAAACCACCGGCTCCACCGCCACCACCGCTTCTTTGTAGGTTTACGTTTTGTCCTGTTCCACCGCCCCCACCACCAGCGACCACGAGATATTCAACCTCTGTGACCCCAGTAGGCGCAGTCCATGAACCAGAAGCGGTAAATGTTTGGACTACTGTGTATGAGCCAATGGCCGCTTTAGAGGCCAGAAGCATTTGAATGATTCCACCCATTTATGACACGTTCCCTGAAATAACGCAGACGGTTCCAGAAATAAACAGAATAGTTGCAACACCACGGGTAGCCAACGTCACAGAAGCCTTATCAGCGTCCGTACCTGCTATGTAAGCAGTCGTAATCGTACAGGTAATCGTTACGTTTCCGGTAGTGTTATTGAAGATTGAGATAATGTCACCCTCAGAGAATGTGGCATCAGGAATCGTAATAGACCCGCTAGTTCCGACCTGAACATACTTACCTACGTCTCCAACGGCGAGCGTGTAAGAAGATGTCTTAGTCCCAACAGGAGGAACGTCCCTAAATCCTACGGGGTTCGTACCATCTACGGTCAGCGTATTAGCAGATCCGCTAATGATTGAACTTGTGACCACTCCTAGCGTAGAAGTATTAGCAACCACCAAACTTCCACCAACAGTCAAAGAATCACCGCCAGCGCCTGTCTCGAAGTCCTTGAGTTGCGCCATAAGTTCACGGATGGCATTGTTTACGTCAGAGGGCAGCATACCCTCCGCTAGGTTAATACCGTCGATGTCGGTATTGTCGGCTGCGGTAGATGAGTATTCGCTGATCTTGGTCTTGGGCATTTTTTACTCCGTTAGTCCGAAAATAGATCCGTAGCCTAGGTTGATGGCTCGGCGTTGAAGTTCTTTAGAAATTGGCTCAACCGATGTGGTTGTTGCTTTTTGCATAAGTTTTGCGGCTAGTTTGGGGTCTAGCATAGCGTCCACAAGAAGTTCTTTGATTGCTTCATCGCTACCGCCGTACATCCAGTTAAACGGGTTAATCTTGCTTTGCATAGCAGGGCTTAATTCACCAAACAATTGCTTTCCAACAATGCCGCCAATAAGATTTGCCGTGGACATATTTTTGAATGTATCAGAGCCAGGAACCTTTGTGGCGCGAGCCAGAACACCGTCATCTAAGTCTTTGCTGACGCGCTCTAAAACTGCAAACTGTGTTTTTGATAGACCGCCAAGTTTAGGGTCGTCTTTTAATGCTCGAATAGCCCTTGTAAACGCTGGCTGTGAAATCAAATAATCAGACACTCGACCAGGATCAGGAGTTGTGGTTAGAACTTTTTTGCGAAAGTCTTGTACCGCTTCTAACCTTTCAATGCCACGACTAGAAGCAGCATACTTGCTTAGATAGTTTTTGTATCCAGGCGCTTCTGCCTCTAAGACGTTGTCCACAGACTTGATTACAGACTCAAGTTCTTTCTTGGC